CCATATAGAGTAATTAATGTACCAGTTGTAAGAGAACCTAAAGTTAAATCTATACTAACAGCATTATTAACAATATATGTACCCCCTGATGTGATGTCTTGGGATGTTGTTAATACATTAGAACTAGCTCCAAAACCTTGGTTAAAAACAATAGGTCCTTTAATTGTAGTGGTATTACCAGTACTTCCTATACTTGTTAGACTATTCATTGTTGTAATTGAATTTTGTTCAACTTGGTTAACAGTCCCTTTTAAATCTGCTACTATTTCTCCAGTGGTACCTGTTATAATTCCATCTATATCTGTTATCTCTTTTTTAAAAATAAAATTTCCTTCAGAATAATCATAACCAAAAAAACCATTATATGGATCGGTATATGCTACACCTGGTTTATAAACAAAACGGATCCCCTTATCTTTTGTGTCATCGCCACCCAACTTAATATTTGGATTATCTATGTGGGTTTCTCCTTCTAAATGTGTTACTCCATTTACATGTAAAGTACTATCAGGAGATGTTGTACCAATACCTATATTACCATTAGCCTCAATTCTCATTCTCTCTAAAAACCTATCTACATAAGTACCTTTAACATCCTCCATAAAATTTGTTTTAAATGAGATAAATCCACTCCTATAGTTAGTATCTGCAGATACATTTGAATGACCCGCTTCTATAGTAGCTAAAATAGTATCATCGAATCCATCTGTGGTATTAGAATTTTTTACTAAAAAATCTATCATTGTTGTACTTGTGCCTTTTGGTTCACTAGAATCTTTTTTTATAGTTAATATACTAGTACTAGATGGGTTATTTGTTCCAATTCCAACCTTTCCGTCCTCTTTTATTACCATTCTATCATTATCAGCAGAATTTGTTATATGAAAATCTCCGCTAATTATCTTTAAAGTTGTTTCAGTTCCATCCGCAGTAGAATCAGAATTATCTACCGAATCTTTTTCTCTTGAATAAATAGCGTTAAATTCAGAAACTGAACCAAATTCTAAATATTTTTCTTTAGCAGCCGTACCAACAAAACCAGATAATCTCATGTAGGAAGAACCAGCTGTAGAAACGTGTAATTTTCTATCTTTCTTAACACTACTAGTACCTATACCTATATTTTGTTCTCCATCTATCCTTAAAGCCTCTGTTATTATAGCCCCATCATTAGTTGAAAATATTAAATTACCATTTTTATCAATATTATCTTTATGTTGACTACCTTGTATTCGTGATAACTCATAACCTTCATTATTTTTAAATATTATTCTACTTTCACCCCCATCGCCATTAGTATCACTTGTAGAATTTTTTAGAGTAATATAAGGTTCGTCATTTTCTAAATGTAATAATGTATCTGCTGTATTTGTTCCTATACATACATTTCCTCCATTATCATTTAAAATTGTATCAAAAATATTACCAGTTGAATCAATAAGTGAATTAAAGTGTACTTTTTTATTTGTTTCATCTATTCCTATGAGATTATCATTGGTAAATACAGGTTCTGATAATACATCAAATCTTTTTTTTATTGTATCTTTAGTCCTAACAGTATCATTATAAATAATTACAAAATCATTACATGCTAAAGAATCAGTTTCAACACTAGTTAAACCAGTAATATTCGTTTTTGTCTCCCCTAGATTAATTGATACATCACCAATAACTAACTTAGAATTTTCTAATTGTGAATTACTAACTCCTTTTGATTTTATAGATACCGAACCTGCTGCAGTTACACTAAAATCATTTGTATCAAAACTAGAAATTCCTTTATCAGTATCAGTTGCTAAATCATTAGTTGTGATAATTGTACCACCACTAGTAGATAAAGTAAGCGTATGGTCTGCTGTTAAATTATCTACACCCAAAAGAGTAATTTTATGTGAACCATTACTTGATTTTTCATAAAATTCTATTTTACCTGCACTTGTATCTCCATTTTTTAAAGTAAACAAACTATCTACAATAACATTTGGTGAAGTAAAAGTAAAGTTATCGCTACCACTATCTATTCCTTTAATTTGAAGTTCACCATTAGATATCGTTAAATTTCCAGTTGAGGTACCAGTTGCTGTTGTAGTACCTAAAATAAATTTTCCTGCAGAACTGTCCCATCCTATAAAAGCATTATCTCCGGAAGAACCACGTTCAATTATAATTCCACTGTCTCCTATTTCAACAGTAGTTAATCCACTACTTAGTTCTATAATATTAGAACTTGTTTTTACTGTGGATGCTGTCAATAATATTGTTCCATCTGTATCGTTTGAAATTGTTTCACCATTACCAAATGTAATATCATTTCCAGTTACAGTTAAATCACCCGCAACTGTCATATTAGAACTTGTTTTTACTGTGGATGCTGTCAATAATATTGTTCCATCTGTATCGTTTGAAATTGTTTCACCATTACCAAATGTAATATCATTTCCAGTTACAGTTAAATCACCAGCAACTGTCATATTAGAACTTGTTTTTACTGTGGATGCTGTCAATAATATTGTTCCACTTGTATTTAAAATAAAATTGTCACTACCACTATCTATTCCTTTAATTTGAAGTTCACCATTAGCTATCGTTAAATTTCCAGTTGAGGTACCAGTTGCTGTTGTAGTACCTAAAATAAATTTTCCTGCAGAACTGTCCCATCCTATAAAAGCATTATCTCCGGATAAACCACGTTCAATTATAATTCCACTGTCTCCAGTTTCTGTTGTAGTTAATCCACTACTTAATTCTATAATATTATCATCAATTGTTGTATTAGTAGATTTAATACTAGTTGTTGCTGACCCTGTTATTGCAAGATTACCATTTATAGTAAAATTACCATTTTTATCTACAGTTAAATCTCCATTACCATCAGCATCAGTAATTTTTAAACTAGTATCAAAAGTAAATTCCATATCACCACCTTTAATCTTATTATTAGTATTATCTGTGAAAACTAAATTTTTTTTAATATTAACATCATCATTAGATAAATGTAAAAAGTAATCAGATAAAGTTGCTGTTTCTGTAGTAGTATCTATATTGGTAGAATTAGAAAAATATAGTTCACCATCAAAATATATTCGTGGTTCAATACTACCATTGCTATTAAATCTAACAGATGTATTAAAATTAGAATATCTATTTGGACTGGTAGTTGTTGAATTTAATAATTCAAACATATTTTTATAACTAACGACACTTAAGGTAGTATCTTGATATAATTTAAAAGTAATATTACCTTCTTCATTACTATTAATAATATCACCATTATGAACTATCAATCTATCAACTTCAATAGGTAAATAAAAATCAGTTTGATAAACATTCCCATTCATTTTATCGATAATACTTGTATCAAAAGTTTCAAATGTATTTCTAACAAATTTAGCATTATGATAATAATTAAAAATATCAACATCTATATTTTGGAATCTAACACTATCTTCTGTAAACATTGATACTACATCACTAACTGAACTTTTTTCAATATTGGGTACAAATAAAATCATGTTCTCAGCTGCTTTTGAAGGTGATACATTTCGATAATCATTTACTTTAAAATTAAAACCAGAAATATTATGTGTATTATTTTTATTATTTGTATTAAATTGAATAATATTATCTTTAATAGTAATTTCATCTATAACTAAATTTAGACTATTTGCTTCAAAATAACAGTTATCAACATAAATAGTAGTATTTTTTTTTGAATATACGTTATCTCTGTTTAATATTATATTAAACGATGATTCATTAAAAGATGTTATCAAATCATTTGATAATGTTTCAACATACTGTAATAATTCTTCTTCAGTGTTATTTTTCATATTAGTAACAATTAAAGGATCAACTAATCTAATAAAATTACCATCTCTTGTTGTTATAATATTAGTACCTATTTCAGTAAGATTTGCACTATCTGATTCTAATTGACCAGTTTTGACTAATTGAACTGAAATGTCATTCGCACTCACTGAACTTGTTGATAAAATATCAAATAATTGTGTTGGTGCAATATTAGCAGTAATTTTGTCACTAGTTTTATAAACAATATTTCTATTTGTTGAATTACTAATATAATTCAATGGTCTAGAATTTCCATATTTAAACATTTATATAATAAGGTATTTTATTTTTAATTAAAATTTAAAAATCTAAATATAATTATATGGCATATAAAAATAAATTTGACCAACCTTATTATCTTAAACCTGATGACAATACACCGGAGATGAATGATATTTTATCTATAGGTAGAGAAGGAGATTTGTTTAAATTAAAAAAAGAATCTTTAATTAAAAAAATACCTGTTAATGTTTCTGATAATAATAATAATAATTTATTTCATTTAATCCTAAAAGAAGACCTTAAAAAAACTCAAACTAATATTATTAACTTTTTTAAATATTTGATAAATAATAATACAAATCCAGAACAACCTAACTTTCAAAACCGCACACCTCTTCATTATGCATGTATGAATCATTATAATATTATAATAAAATATTTATTAGATATTGGATGCAATCCTAATTTTAAAGATAATTTTGGTATGACTCCAATGCATTACTATATGGGAGGTAAGATTGAGCTTTATAAAGATACATCTCCAAAACCATTTAAAAATTACAAAAATAACCTTGATATAAAAACTAACAAAGAATTTGCTTCACTTCATCGTGAAGTTCATGATTTTATTTCTTATGAATACAGAGATTATTTTAGGTACTTTAATAAAATTATTGTTAGTATAACAGCGCAAGATAAAAAATATGCCAATGATATAACTAGAATTGTAGAAGCTTTAGATGGGAACGTATCAGATGTTACATCAAGAGAAGACAGAACAAAAGAACTCCTTACTAGAGCTAAAAAAATTAGGAGTATATTTGAAGGTGCAATTGTTAATGTTTTTAATCCTAAAGAAATTGGTGCTAGAATAATGGAAGAAACTAAAATTAAAAGATATGATGATGAAACTAATAATAATAATATTTACCCTGCCTTACCTGTTGATTACAAAAAAGAAGGTGATGATGAAAAATGTAAACATTTTTTTATTTTTAAGGATTTTAATTTGACTAGAAAAAAAGATGATCTAATTGAAGAAATTAAAGCTAAAATAAATAAGTTAATAGCTGATGATGGATCTGATAATGAATCTGATAATGGATCTGATAACGGATCTGATGACGGATCTGATGATGATTCTGATGATGGATCTGATAATGAATCTGATAATGGATCTGATAACGGATCTGATGACGGATCTGATGATGATTCTGATGATGGTTCTGATGATAGTTCTGATGACGGATCTGTTAGTAATATTATTAATAATATTAATAATTTAATAAAAAATATAAATGATATTGATTTAAATGATATTGAATTAAATGAAATTTATAATATTGGAAAAAAAATAAAGAGAAGAAAAAAAATTATAGAAATATTAAATTTAATTATATCTTACATAAATGAAAACAATCGTATAAGACTTATAATTGGTTTAAATGGAAATGATATTAATTTGACTAGAAAAAAAGATGATCTAATTGAAGAAATTAAAGCTAAAATAAATAAGTTAATAGCTGATGATAAATCTGATGATAGATCTGATGATATATCTGATGACGGATCTGATGACGAATCTGATGATGGTTCTGATGATGATTCTGATGATATATCTGATGACGGATCTGATGACGAATCTGATGATGGTTCTGATGATGATTCTGATGATGATTCTGATGACGGATCTGTTAGTAATAATTTAATAAAAAATATAAATGATATTGATTTAAATGATATTGATTTAAATGAAATTAATAATATTGGAAAAAAAGCAAAGGGAAGAGAAAAAATTATAGAAATATTAAATTTAATTATATCTTACATAAATGAAAACAATCGTATGAGACTTATAATAGATTTAATTGGTTTAAATGAAAATGGTAATTCAGATGGAAATGATATTAATGTTCGCATAGAAAAGTTTTATATTGATTTTTTATCAAACATAGAAGATAAAGAAATTATAAGAAAAGAGTTATATGTTAATGAATATAGTGAAGATAAGAATTTAGGAGTAGCAGATTTTAAAACCTTAGAAATATCTAATATAGTAAATCAAAATAAAAAGAGTATAGATATGTTATTAGAATTTTTTATCAAAAAAATAGTACATCAATTTCATATTAAAAAATTTTTTGAAAAAAATGATAAAGAATTAGTAAAAAATAAAGATAAAAGTAAGGAAATAAATGCTTTCGAAAAAAAAATAAGTGATATTTACGATAAGACAATTACTTTCCACGACAAATACTGTAATATAAAAGACCTTAATAAAAAGAAGCTACTTATTGGAGTTATAACAGAAGTTGTTACCAATCATTTAGCTACAATGGTAAATAATACTATTAATAGATTAACTATTAGTATGATGATGATGGGTAGTGATACTGGTGCATTAACTGATTCAACTAATATCCTTGATATTGTTGATGATGATAATATTGTATTTAATTTTACTACTGATATGAATGATATTACCTTTAATATTGAAAAAGATGATAGTAAAAAAATAGAAAAAAAATTCATAATGTTTTCTGATGATTATTCAATTCTAGAGATAGAAAAAGAGTTATTAGAACTAAAAATAGATTGTGAAACTTTTACTCATATGTTATTAAAAGGAGCAACTATTAATGAGAAAGATGGAAACGGAAGGTTACCTTTAGATAATATTATTGATAATAAATATTATTGTATTGTAGATAAATGTACAGAGTATGGTTATAAATATGATTTTATGAATCATTCTGATAGAATACCATCTACTTTAAAATATGCCATGAAATCTTTAGTTAATCATGTTAAATCATTTGATTTTAATTCTTTTACTGATAACCAATATAAAGATCTTAAAGAATTAATTGAATCTAGTGGTGATGATTATGGTTTTCAAATGTATAAAGCCAATAAAGGTAGCTTTGAAGAGATTAATAAACATGGTAGATTAATTATAACAAATCATATTATGATTAGTGCGTTGATTAGTGCGTTGAAGTTGAAGTTACCTTTAGGTATATTTGTTGATAGATATAATTTAGGAATAACTTTAGAATTAGATAAATATGAAATGGGTTCGATTAATAATTTAGAAGAAAAAATAAGCTTAATATCTAACAAAATTACACTCTTAGAAGAAATATATAAGAAATGTATAGAATATTTTACTGGTGATAGATATTATCATACTAATACATTAAAAGGGGACCTATATAAGTTATTATATAAATTAAGTAAAGATATTATTAAAAGACAAATAGAATTGTTTATAAAAAAAATGATTACCGGATATTATGCTCACAATTCTACATCTGGTATAACTTCGGACCAACTAAATAATATCTTTAGTGCAGGTAGTATGATGAAGAGTAGTCTTAATGATAGCATGGATAGAATGATGGAATTATTTATCAAAAATGCTTGTCAATTATTTGAAGATGAAGATGAAAAAGACTCACATAATAATAGAACTGCTGGTGATATTTTAGGAGATTTTATTGATGAATTTTCTCTAAATAGTTACGTAGCAATTAAGCTAGATAGTAAGTTAATGAAATTACTAAAGAAAAATGTTGTAGGATATTTTGATAATTTTGTTTATCGTATGTTACAAAATTGGATGATTGTTTATGAAAATAATTTAAAATTCATAATTAATCATTACCGATTATTAAAAATAGTTGATAGTATAACAAAATAGTATAACCAGTTAATAAATTAAAACTCGTTACTTCTAATTTCATAAAGTTTTTTTGTAAATGAAGACTTTTTGGATTGTGTTCCGATTTCTTCGTGAGATTCATTCTTTTCAGTTATTAGTAGAGTAAAACTATGTTCCAAATTATTAAATTCTGGTACTGAACCATCAGGATAAAGAAACCTAACTACAAATTGGTCTAAATTAGATACAGGAATATCAAATTCAACTGGATAATTTACAAAAGTATTAAAAACTGCTTCTCCTAATGCACCAGGTAGTAATATTTTAGCAAATGCATTTCCAACAGTAGTATTTGAAAAAATGGATTGATAATCATTAAGATACATTAATAGGTAAAGATTTTCTCCAGAAAAATTAAAATAATTTATTCGATTATCTACATTTCCTATACTATTAAATTTTTTATCAACAATGTAATTATCCATATTAGTTGTAATATGTGAAAATACAGTAATTGAGTTTTCCTCTCCAATATTATTAAATCCTAGGATTTTACCTATTGTATCCGATTTATCAAATAAAAATCTAGTTAAATTTTTTGATTTAATTGTAACAGCACTACCACCACTTCCTGTGTTTTTAGTTTGATTAGAAGTAAATCTAGGTAAGATAATACTATAACTTTCAAAAGTTTTATCAATTTCATATACGGTATGTTCTGTATTAATTACAGTAACAGGAACTACATCAATACTATTACTATTAGATATTTCTATAATATCTCCTACTTCAACAAAATTACCTGGATGATATACTGTTAATTTGTAATAATATTTACTTTCTAATTCTACAATTTCGATACTAATACTATCAGGTAAAACTTCTATTTTAAATGAAGTGAAACTTATAAAATTTTTATCAGTATCTAAAGTAATTTGAAAATTATTAAAAGAAGGGTTTTCATCGGAATAATTTTTTCTTTTAGTATTATTAGTTTTACTTACAATAGCGTTTACTAAATTAGTTGGCGTATAATTACCTGATTCTAATTCGATACTATAAATAGTATCACCATCTTCAATATTTTGCCAATATAATGTATTATTTTTATTATTTCCTGAATCTTTAATTAAACTATCTATAAAAAAAAATTCAGAACTGACTAATTCTATTCTTACAACATTATGAAATATCTTAGGAAGACTTACTATGTAATAACTCGCATCTACAAAAGCTTCTAAAGTTTTAACTATTTTAGCTAAAAATACATCTGTATTGTTAAAACTTAATGAAGAATTTGCATTTATATTTATATCAATAAATATACTTTCATTTGTAATATCTACTATTTGATGATAACCTTTATTTCTATTATAGTTTACCGGATAATCTGCGTTAATATATTTAATAGGAATTCCTGCAACAGAACTAAAACTAAACTCAAACACATTTTCTACATTAAATAAAGATTCACCATTATATCTATTTGGAATTCTTATAAAAAATATATCAGTTTCTAAATTAAAAGTTTCTGATAAAATACTAGGAATATTATCAATTTCAGAGGGTACAACTATATTAGCAGATTCTTTAATTATATTAGTAGGAATATTACCAATAGTATCAGCAATTGTTTTAATTATTCTAATTGAAATTTTTTGTTCCTCAATAGATGGTTTATAATTATGATTAGGGATATTAATAGCTATATAATCAAAATTAGGCACTAGATAAATATTATTACGATAAATCCTTTTTTTAATATTATAATTTTGAATTATAATTCTATCATTGATATCAAAATAATCATTTTCATTATTAATTTTTATTTCTACAATAGATGAGTTTTCAGTAAACTTAATTGAATTTTCTAGTAAATAAAATTTCTTTTTATCAGTTATATTTTTTGGTTCTTTATTTCTAAATCTACTATCAATATTAAAAGCAGATATCTTAATATTATCTTCATTTTGTGAAAGTATTTCTTTTTTCTCCCTTTTCTTCCTAACAAGATCTAATAATTTATTATCTCTTTTTTCAATATTTATTCTACTAATTTCCATTATTCAAATATATTAATTATAAGTTAGATAATTTTTATTATTAATACGAATAGTTTACATCATTAATAAATTTTAATTATCTACTAAATAAAAAATAAATATTACTAGAATAAGATATCCTAATGGTTGTGAAAATTTATTTTTATATTTCACATGATAATAAATAAATTCATTAAAGTGTAAGACATTAAAAATATTATTTTCTAATTTATCTAATTCAATAAATCCATAAAATTTTTTAAGTACATCCCATTTTATAGGATTTACTAATTCATCATAATTATCTTTTTGTGATTCTATCCTATACTTTCCTTCTATATTTTTAATTTTAACATTTTTAAAGTGATAATTTATTATTTTATTTATATTTAAATTATTTTTTCTATTTAAAATTATACAAATTTTATTACTTAAATTATCTATAAATTTCTGATCTAATAATTGATTAGCTAATTTATTATTAAATTTGATTTCTAAAATATTATCGGTTTTGAGAGTTAACTTTAAACATTTTTTATAGATAATAAAACTTTCTTGATAAATTAATTCACGTATTTTAGTTTGAAAATTTTCCATATTAATATAATAATATGGAAAATTTTTTTGATTACATTATAGTAATAGCACCTATTATAGGCTATATTCCTCAAATTTATAAAGTAATAAAAAATAAATCTGATATTGGATTTAATACCTTGAGACTTTCTTTTTTATTTAATTCAGTTATTATAGAGTTTTTTTTAAACTTAGCTTATAATATTAAAACACAACAATATTCTTTTCATCAATATGCTAGAACATTTTCATTAATGGTATCATTTTTTGGTATAATTATTAAAATAATAGTAAAAACAATTTATGCTGAAAATAAAAAAAATATGATGATTCACAATATAATTAATATTTCATTATTATTTACTTATTCCTGTATATTTTTACCAATAATACTTTTAACATCAAGTAATATAATTGTTGCTTTATCAGTAGCCAGTTCTATTTTAAATTTTTGTAATTATATCCCACAAATAAGAGAAACTATTAAGTTAAGAAAATCAGGATCATTATCTTATCTGGCAGTAATATTTGATTATATTGGTAATATAATAATTTTTGTCTACATGTTAACTTCAAATCAAACTGATTTCTTAATACTAGCTCCAATTATAATTGTACATCTTTCTATTATTGTTCAATTATCTCTAATGATATATTTTGACTATAATATTAAAAAACACATTCAAAATTATACTCCCATGATAGAGATGGTTGAAATAAAAATAAGAGATGTTGAATCTGAAATTGAAGTTTAATATTATTTGTAGGCAATTAGAGTAAATAAAAAAAAATAATGTTAACACATAAAAAAATATTATATATCATATAAATGAATAAAATAGAAAGCCTTATTTACAGTGTTTTTGGAAAATATGGTGCTACTACTAATTGGGAATACTTATTAGAAAATGGTACAATTGATTCTTTAAAAAATGAACTTAATATAAAAAATACTAAACCTGGGTTTTTTTATATTTGGGAGAATTATTTCGATAATCATTATGTTGCTGAATGTAATTATTTTAAAATAATTAATTGGGCCTTAAATAATATATCAAAACCTAATATAACAGATTCTGATGGTAATACTATCCTACATTTACTTGGTTCATATTACTCAAAAAATAAATCAAAAAATAAATCAAAAAATAAAAAAATAAATCAAAATATATTTTGGTTCCTACAATTAGGAACAAATCCTAAATTAAAAAATAATGATGGATTCACATGTGTGGATCTTGCTAATATGAATACAAAAAATTTTAATATGTTGGTAGATTGGAATGTTTGTAAAGAATGTTATACTATGATAGGAAAACCGTTAGATTTTTATAGTTGTAATGGTTGTAATAGACTAATTTGGATTGATGGGGAATTAGATGAAGTGTTTGATAATATAGAATTTATATTTGATAGTTAATTTACATAATAAAAAAAATTGAAAAAATGATCCTATTATATCTTAATGGAACCAACATACATCCAAGAACAATTTTTGAGAATTTCTCAACTTACTAATAACGAATTCGTTAATGAACAGATTAATTTTTTTGAATTGACTGATCTTAATGGTCTACAATCACTATTTAAAAAGAACAAAAAAGAGTTTATTGTATTTATTTGTAAGAAAACTGATGCTTTTAGAATAAATCTAGAAGTAGAAGAACATCCTGAGCCTTACAGTTATTCCAATGAGGATAGTTGTATTAAAACAATTAATTTTAATTTTAAGGTAATTATAGATAAGTTGGAACAGGATAAATAAATTTTTATTTTAAATTATTTTCTTACAATGTTATCTAGAAACTCCTTATAGAACAATGAGTTTACTAAATTCACAGGCAGAGCATTGTAACCATAAATACAACCTACTGTAGATCCTACAATTGCAGCATTTGTATCTGCATCTCCACCTTCTTTAATAATGTTAATAATGTTAGGAAGATATCCTTGATTAATATTTCTAAGAACAATAGCTATACATCCAATTGCTTTATAACAATATCCTATGTTTTCATCCAATTTTAAATCTTCTATTCTTTCATAATTAAGATAATTTTTTAGTTCTAGAATATATCGGTCAGGTTCAATAGTATTATTTTGTAAAAAATTATTAATATTTTCTTTTATGATTTCATCCATTTCATCTGAACATTCTTTCAACTTAAAATCGTGAATCATTAATTTTAATTCATTACAATAACTTATAAATGATGGTTTAATATCATTTATGATATTATCAAAATCCATATAATTCTTTTTTTTAATTATACGGGAAATCAATTCAGTTTGAAACAGGCATGCTAAAATTGGGTTTGGGTCTGTATGTGTTATTCTATTAATTTCAATAGTTTTCTCCCTACGAATCATATCATCCTCAATTATACCCAAAATACCAGAAGCCATCAAGCTACCATTAGATGACATCATCATTGGACGAAATGGATTATAAACCCATGCTCTAAATCCAGCATAAACTGGGTCAGACAAAGCATATTTATCACCTTGCCAAATTGCAAATGTATTACCTAGTCCATGACATTTATCATCACCACATGCAGGAAACCCATTATCAATCCATTTAATTAATGCTCTAGCATAATTAATTGGATTCAATTTATTTTTTTTTAGAAGTTGGTATCTAATAATCATTATGTCGGTATCATCTGTCCAATCTCCTCTTTTCCAGTTACTCCTATGATAATCTTGAACAATCGTATCAAAGGTAAAATTTTGAATATCCTGGTATTTCTCATTTACTTCAGTTTTTTTCATAAATTCAGTTGCTAATCCAATAGCATCTCCCAAAGCTTGGGAAAAAATTATATTCTTTGCAGAATTAATCATATAAATTAAATATTCTAATTTATTTCAATTTTTTTATATATATATATATATATATGGAGAGTTTAGGAAAAAAATTGTATAATAATGCAATAAAAAAATTAAACGAAATAGAGGAAGTTGAGATTAAATCATTATCAAATAAAAATTTATTGGATTATTTGGTGATACAATTTCATAGTGAAATTAAAAAAATAAATAGTTTAGATGATGTTAAAAATCAAGATATAATTGTAAGAATGAATAAGGATTTATATTTTAGAAATCATAAATTAATTGTAGAACAAGCTACATATTTTAGAAGAGTTGGTGATAATATATATAATACTATAGTAACTGTTAACAATAAAGAATATATAACTAATAAATATGCCGATGAAGTAAAGGTTAAATTTAATACAACTACTCATGATTATTATATTATTAAAGTAAACGCGGTGGTAGCGAATCCAGATGAAATTATTTATCATGGTTCAAGATATAAATATGGTATGATTAATTATCCTGATGAATTTAGTGTTAAACCAGATGGAACCTACATGGCATTTGGAGGTAATAAAGAAAGATTAGAATATAGACCATATAATTATATAGGTAATTGGTTTTCTGGAAATGCTGACTCTGTAGCTGGTTATGCAGTAAATTATGATGATAATTTAAAAATTAGAGTATATAAATATAAAATTAGAGAACAATTTAATGTAATTAATTTGATAAAAGAATCTAATGATAATTATTGGAAACATCAATTAATGTTTGTTAAAACATTAGTAAGAGACCAAAATATTTTTAACATTACATCTCAAACAAGACTTCATTGTTTAGATGGAGATGTTGAAAGAGAAGAACGCCAAGAAGAATCTAAAAAAAATAAAGAAGAAAAAAAATGTGCAGATGGTAAGACGAGTATTTCTAAATTTAATTATACAAATTTTAGAAATTTAAGAAATCTAAAAAAACCTTCAGCAGCTGGGTTATATAATTATGAAAAAATGTACAATAAAGTTGATAATAAATTAAGTGATGATGGTGAAATTGAGATGAAGTGTGCTACTAGCGGTGATGGTGATAAAATATTTTCTTCAGAATTATGTTATCTATATCATAACCAAATTGATAACGATTATAATATAAATGGATGGAAATGGGAAGAAGGTCAAATTAACCATTTTATGATCTGCGATACAACAAAAATAGATCTAATAAGTGCTTCAAAAGATATGGATTTTTTTAATAATCGAGGGACTTTTATTGAAAAAGGTACAAAAGAATTTTTAGATGGTGATTATTTTAAAAAATATTTAAAATATAAAAATAAATATATTAAATTAAAAAAAATTTTACAATCTTCTTAATATACAAGTTTCTATAGAATCGATTCATGAATTGTCTAAGACAAATTATATTCGCAATGCGAATCAATCACTTTCCAAAAATATTCCAAAAGAATATATTACTACGTAATCTAAAAATTGATTTACCGATTAAATCTTTTTATATTCATGATTTGTCTTAGACAAATTATATTCGCAATGCGAATCAATCATTTTCCAAAAATATTCCAAAAGAATTTTAAAAAAATTGATTTAAAACTTTAATGTATCTTAATATACAATGCCTAATAAAGCAACTGATTATGACAAAAAAACTCCTCGGGAGCATATTCTTACTAGGCCAGATACATATATTGGAGACATTGAAGTGACTAAAGAATCAATGTGGACTCTTAATATTAAAGATGATGAATCTAATAAACTTAATTTTAAGATGAAGAATAAAAAAATTAAGTTTGTACCTGGTCTTTTAAAATTGTTTGATGAAATTATTGTAAATAGCCGTGACCACAGTGTTAATGATACAACATGTGATACTATTAAAGTAGAAGTTAACACTGAAGAAAACTATATTACTATTTATAATAATGGTAATAATGGGATTCCTGTAGAAGAACATCCTAAATTTAAAGTATTGGTTCCTACTATGATATTTGGACAGTTATTAACAAGTTCAAATTATGACGATAGTAAGAAAAGAACAGTAGGTGGTCGTAATGGATATGGCGCAAAGTTAGTTAGTGTTTTTTCTAAAAAATTTACAGTTCGTGTAGCTGATCCAAATAATAAAAAATTATTTGAACAAACTTGGACAGATAATATGAGCGTAGAAGAAAAACCAACAGTAAAGAAATTTAATAATAAAAATGGATATACTGAAGTTACTTTTTATCCTGATTTAGAAAAGTTCGGTATATCTAGTTTAGGAGATCATTTTGGTCTTTTTGCAAAAAGATGTGTTGATATTTGCGGGAGTTCCAAAAGATTAAAAGTATATTTTAATGGTAAGAAGATTGATATATCTGATTTTAAAAGTTATGTAAATTGTTATTATCCAGATACAAATTTTATTATTGATGACAAAAATCCTCGTTGGAATATTGCAGTAGGTTTCCTACCAGAAAAAGGAGATAAATATATTTCTAATGCGAATGGTATTAATACGTATCTAGGTGGAACACATGTTAATCATGTAGTTGATAATATAGTTAATAACTTAAAAAATGAGCATATTCTGAAAAAGAACAAAGGACTTCGTGTAACTAATAATAGTATTAAACAACATTTAGTATTTATTATCAATGCTGTTATTGAAAACCCAGCTTTTTCAAGCCAAACAAAGAATTCTCTAACTTCTAAAGTCAGTAAATTTGGTTCTAGATATGAATTAAATAATGTCTTTATTAAGAAAGTAGCAAAATCTGGTATAGTTGAACAAGTTGTAGAATTTGCTAAACTTAAAGCTAAAGTAGGACTTAGTAAAAATGATGGTAAAAAACAAATTAAACTTAGAGGTATTCCTAAATTAGAAGATGCTAATCGTGCTGGTAGCAAAGACAGTCATAAATGTGCACTTATTCTTACAGAAGGAGATAGTGCTAAAACTTTTGCAATGTCAGGATTAGCTATAACAGGAAGAGATCATTATGGTGTCTTCCCACTAAAAGGTAAATTACTAAATGTAAGAGAAGCAACTGCTAATAAACTTAAAGAGAATGCTGAAATTAATAATCTGATTAAAATTATTGGATTAAAATATAATACTGATTATGAAAATGATGATAATTTTAATAGCCTTAGATATGGAAAAATTATTTGCTTAACTGATCAAGATGTAGATGGTAGTCATATTAAAGGATTACTTATTAACATGTTTCATAGTTTATGGCCTTCTCTCATTAGACGTGAAAGTTTTATGACCAGTCTTGCTACTCCGATTGTTAAAGCTTTCAAAGGGAAAAAAGAAAAAATCTTTTATAACTTAACTGATTACGAAGATTGGCGAGACGTTGAAGCAAATTTGAATTCTTGGAAGATAAAGTACTACAAGGGTCTTGGTACTAGTACCTCTAGAGAAGCTAAAGATTATTTTGTAGATATTAATGATAAGCTTATTCATTACTTTTTCAAGTCAGCAGTAGATGGTATTAAACCTAAAATTCAAATCTTAGAAGAAGACGATGATGCTATCACTCTAGCTTTCGATAAATCTAGAGCGGATGATAGGAAAAAATGGTTAGAAAAATATGATAGAAATGCTATTATTAATTATGAAGAAAAAAAAGTACAGTATAGCGATTTCATTCATCGTGAATTAATACACTTCTCTAATGATGACCTTAGTCGTTCTATTCCTAGTATGATTGATGGTCTTAAACCATCGCAAAGAAAGATTCTTTATGGTGCTTTTATGAGAGGTTTAGATAAAGATGAAGTTAAAGTAGCTCAGTTAGCTGGTTTTGTTTCAGATAAAGCTCATTATCATCATGGCGAAGATTCTCTTAATAAAGCTATTATTGGAATGGCACAAGATTATATGGGAAGTAATAACATTAATATTTTAAAACCAAATGGTCAATTTGGAACAAGATTAATGAATGGAAAAGATTTTGCTAGTCCTCGTTATATTTGGACTAAACTAGAAGACCTTACTAGTATTATTTTTAATAAATTAGATAATCCAGTTTTAGAAAAACAATATGAAGATGGATATGAAATTGAACCAATGTCTTATGCTCCGATAATTCCTATGATTTTAGTGAATGGAGCATCTGGAATTGGTACTGGTTATAGTACAAATATTCCTTGTTTCAATCCTGTTGATGTTATTCAAAATATTAAGTTACTATTAGATAATCAAAAAAATAAGAGTGATAATAAACTTAAAAAAATGCATCCATATTATCATAATTTTAGTGGAAAGATTAAAAAACTTAATAGTAATCAATATGAAAGCTATGGTTGCTATATTGTTGAAAAAGATAATTTGGTTATTACAGAACTCCCCGTTGGTTCCAGTACAGGAAAGTATAAGGAAAACTTAGAAAAATGGATTGAAAAAGAGATGAATAAAAAGAATAAAACTAAGGTTAATTTTACAAGTTATACTGATAATAATACTGATAAACGAGTTCATTTTGTAGTTAACTTTAAGAATGGTAAGTTAGATAAAATGAAGGATATTGAAAAGACCTTTAGATTGGTTGATAAAATTAATCTTACTAACATGAATGCATATAATGCTAAAGGAAGAATTCAAACATATCATAACATTAGCACTATACTAAGTGAATTCTTCGAGTACAGATTAGAAATTTATAAGAAGAGAAAGGAATATATGTTAAATATTCTTGAACAACAGTTAAATAAATTAAATTATAAAGTAAAATTTATTCTAATGAAACTTGAAAAGAAAATTAAAATAGAAAATCGTAAAAGGAATCGTCTGGTAGAGAAACTTAAGAAATTAGGTTTTCCGGAATTCAGTAATTCTTATGACTATCTATTGGGAATGCCTTTATGGAATCTCACTTTTGAGAAAGTGGAAGAATTAAAGAAACAAAGAAATCTTAAACAAATAGAATTTGATAATCTTAAAGCTAAAACAATTGAAGATATTTGGTTAGAGGAATTAGACAACCTATTAGAAAAATATTATGTTTGGATTGAAAGTAAAAAAGTAGCGGATGAATTCTTTGATAATAAAAAAACAAAAAAGAAAAAGTCAAAGGAAAAATCAAAATTGAAAGTTGTTTAATTTAATGTGTAGCTAAAATACTACATCTAAATTTCTTTACATTTTCTGAAGTATCTATACAAGATTTTAAATATTCAATATATTTTTCTTTACAATGCTCTGTAGTAGAAAAATCAGGTTGATTATTTTTCTTATTACAATCTGACCAAGATTTTAATAGAAATTCACAATTATTTATTGTTTCAGTTGATGACATATTATATTATTTACTTTTATTTTTAAATTTTCAATTTTTAACATATTTTATTTAATTCCTTAACATTAAAAATCTTTTCTAAAAATTTTTGAGATTTTTTTTGTACCTTTTTATCTTCTTTCCCTAACATGTGGAAAAATATATTAAATAGCTTATCATTCTTAGAAGATAATGATATTAAAGGTATATCATATTTATCAGTAATTATAATAATATTTGCTTTATTTTTATTAATAATTTTAGCTAATTTCGTTTTTAAAATACTGTTAAAATTATAAAAAGTTGCTAAATCTACAAACCCTATAAGGGTACTGTCTTTAGTACTATCAATAATTTTTATAGGAGTTATTAATTTTTTATTATAATTTATAAAATCAATAAATCTTTGATTATTTACTAAATGATGTATATATTTTCCTTTTTGTACTCCCATATTAATATCATCTAAATTTATATTTGCATTTATAAATTTTGTTACTTTTTTATTAAAAATCAAATTATGAACATTAATATCAACAAATCTTCTCATAGGGGATGTAGCATGAGTATAAAAAAATGAACAAATATCAAAATGTCCTATTGGAAAATACTGATACTTGGCTTTCATTTTTAATTCTTTATCAATTAATTTAGTAGAAATATCTAAGTTAGTTTTTGATTTAATTAACAATAATACTTGTCTTAAAGCCAGCATTAATTTTAAAAACTCAAGGGATAAATTATTACTATCATATCCAAATTTAATTAGGAATTTTTTTATTAAAACCATGCTATTAGTGTTATTATTTTTTTTTTGTATCTTAAATAACATTTTTCTAATAGTCTTATTTAGGTAAAAATCAATACTACGTTCTGGACTATAAAGATTTCTGAAAATACCCATTTTAGGAAGACTAACTTTTTTGTTATTAATAGAATTATCTAAGAGTAATTTAAGATTTTTATTTCCTATTTTCATATTTAGATTCAAAATATCTTTTCTTGAAAGATAATATTTATTATTTTTTATTTTAGGTCGTAGATACATCATATATGAAAAATAAATATTAGCTTCTAATGCTGTATATTCTATCAAACTATGACTCCACATATCTACTGGTGAAAAATCTAAGTATACATTACTTTTCTCCCTAACCATGTTAGATGGAATTTTAATTAGAGTATCCTTACCTGTATGATTTAATGAATTAACAAAAAATATATAAATTTGTTTTAGATTATTAGCTAAATTTTTTTTTAAATTATTTGAATAACTACTACTTCCTTCATATATAAATTCATTAAAATCTCTATTTAACTTTTTATTACAATTAATTATTTTTCTATTAATAAAATGATTATTATCAAACATTTTTTCTGGTTTTAATATGAACGATTCAGAAAATTTTTTATAAGTTGTTCCAATTATTTTTAGATTTTTACTTTTATGTATAGAAACTTTTTCTGGAAAAGGATGTATAGTGAACTTTTTAAGATTAGTAATCTTATAGGTCATATTTATTGTAATGGCATTATTTTTATCTCCATCTAATGATAAATAATCTTCAGATAACATTCTGTCCATCATTGGTAAATTGTATTTATCTAAATAATCTGTATTACATTTATATTTACTGTAATTGTAATAGTAATTATACTCAGATGGTTGCAAGTATGACATTGTATCAGATATATGAACAACCAGTTTAATATAAGTAGCTTTATATGATTTTGTAATTGTCATATTATCATCCAAGTAAAATGCAGCAATAGCATCGTCTCTATCTTTACTCCCATCTGGATCTATAGCAAATGCTAAATTTTCAGGATGATTCTTGTAATCAACTATTTTCTCTTTAGAATGTATCATATCATTAAGGTCATATTTATATGGTAACATTAGATCGTAAATATAACTAAGATATTCATCAAAAGTAATTGGAATAGTATTTTCAATCTTAAAATTATATTTATCAATAAAACTCACTAAAAAGATACAGTAGCTTTTTATTTTTTTTAATTTTATCTGATTAATAATCATCTTATCATGAATTTTACAACGTGTTAAAGTACTAGATTTATAAGTTTTGTTATATTTTAATAAATCTAAAATAATATTATTATTATTAACCCACCCAGTTATAATATATTTATTAATATATTTAGGTTTGATATCAATATATGATTTTTTATTATTTTTAATAAAAGATGGTATTGATTTAACCTCATCAAATAAAAATAAACTAGAAAATACTTTTGTATTAGGTTTAGATAAAGTTTCTATGTAAAAAGTTTCTTTATTTTTATTTAAAATAATCTTTGTCATATTTTTATTCAATGTTAAATAAAATTTAGAAACTTTTGAATATTTATCTATATAAAAATCAAATATTGTAGGTACAGTTTTATTACTTTTAATAATGTAAAAATTATCCTTAAAAATAACACCATTAGTAAGATAACTAGATAAAGATACTAGAATTCTAAAAATATTATATTTGGTAAAATCTACTTTTGAATAATCATTGTTATTTGATAATAAACGAAAGTCATATTTCGACTTTTTGTTATTAATTTTTTTTATTTTCCATTCTATCATTATTAAATAAAATTAGAAATTAAATATATATATATTTAATGGAAAATTATAAAAAGAAATATTTAAAATATAAAAAGAAATATAATAATTTAAAAAAAAATAGTACAATTACTATAAAAAAATTAACAGGTGGTTCATATAAGATGGAAGGAATTATATAAACCTGGTAATACAGAACCTATTAGTTGTAGTTTTAAAATCCCTAATTTAAATTATTTTAAAATATGTTTGCTAAAAAATCTAAACACTAGAGGAATTACAGAAGAACAAAAAAAACAATATGATATTGATTATTTTAATATTTCCAATGTAGAAGTAAGATTAGTACATCTAGGTAAGATTATTGAAACTAACGAAGATTTAGAAAAAGTATGCCAAGAATCATGTGATGTGTTTTATGCTTTAAAAAAAATAGATACTATTAATGTTAATATTCGTCCATTAATAGGAGAACATTTTACAATTAAAACAAGAAATACAATGAATGTTAGAAATTTAATAGAAAATATAAAGAAAACTAGAAATCTTAATATAGAATTTGATTTAATTTATTCTGGAAATAAACTAGATAATTTTAAAAAATTAGTAGATTATAATATAGAGAATAATTCAATAATCGTGTTAATGCATAAAATTGAATCTGGATTTAGATTAGGACATGGTAGGTTAACTTTACCAGGTGGTGTATATTATATTGGTCCTGTATCTTTTGATGTTCCACATGGAATAGGAAAAGAATATTATCCTAATGGTAAACTAAAATATGAAGGGAAGTTTGTTAATGGACTTAAAGAAGGTTATGGTAAATATATACACTCAGATGGTGCATATTATACTGGACCTTTTGTTAATGATGTTCCACATGGAATAGGAAAAGAATATGATAATAATAGTATCCTTAGGTATGAAGGTAATTTTGTTGATGGAAAAAAACATGGTAAAGGAACAACATATGATGATAATGGTGTCCTTGTGTATGAAGGTAATTTTGTTGATGGAAAAAAACATGAATTTGGAACAGAATATTTTGAAGGATTATTATCATACAAAGGTGATTTTGTTAATGATAAAAAACAAGGCGAAGGTATAGAATATAATTATGAAGGTAATAAGATATATGTAGGTAATTATGTTAATGAAAGAAGAGAAGGTAAAGGTATAGAATATTACGAAGGTAATAAGATATATGAAGGTGATTTTG